CGTCAATTCTAGGGTAATCTTATTTATTGCTCTTGCCTTTGATAGCATCAGCACCAAAGAATGCTGCTACCAATGCAGAAATAGCGACAAAGTAAGTTGGAGCGATATCACCAATAATTGCTGCTGCTTTGTCAGCACCCATTAATGATGTAACAAGAATTGTTGCTGGGTATAGCAACATACCAGCGAGTGCAAACCAAGTCATTTTACGCATAGCGTCTCGTTGAGCGTCTGCGTCTTCCATTTCTTTACGTTTGAACTCGAGATACATCTCTCGCTCTTCGTCGGTTACTTGTCCGTCGCCATTAGTATCTGCTGGATGGTATCCAGCTTTTTTAATTTCTTCTTCAGCCATCTTTAGTTTTCCTTTATAGTCTTTTTATAGTTGATTAGCCAAAACCTAAAAAGTTATTGACTTTATTCGCCACAGAGTTGATACCTGAACGAATATTATTTTGGATACCACTAATAAAGTTTTGAGCATCATTCGCAATACCATTCAATCCAGGAAGACCGCCACCCTGTATTCCAGGAATTTGGCTCATAGCGTTACTGTTGAAATTATTAAATGCGGATTGGAATGTGTCAAACTGCTGAGAATAAAAACCAAGTAAACCAGCAGAAGGAACTGTTCTGTTTACATTGCTCATATATTCTGCAGGATGTGCTGTCCAAAATTTTATTTGCATCGTTACTGTTAGACGCATAAATTCTTTATTGTTATTATCCATTTGAATCGCACCAACTGATTTTGGATAACATTCTGAACAGAAAACACGATATGTTTCACGATTCAATAGATCGTAAACCATAATTTCCATGTTGGTTGCGTAATCTTTATAGTATCCAAAACTTCTTGTTACTGGATTCTGAATAGCAGTTGCCCATTCATCAAACATATGCTTGACACGAAGATCGTTATCAACGTAAAATGTCATAGTGATTGGTTCATATAGTTTTTCGTATGGGATCTCACGAAATTCGCCGTATGTTCTATTCTGAATAGTAGCAAAACTCCATCCAGGAAGTTGAACAGACTCACAAAACAACAGTGCTTTTCGCAAATCATTTGGATTGGCAAAGTTTAGCGATGGATCAACACCTGCTAAACGATTTAACTCTGCAGGATATTGCATTGCTACCGCAAATCTGTTGTTCTTGGCAAGTCCAGTAGTTCGGACTTCAGCCATAAATCTGTCTATTGTGCTTTCGCTAGGACTTGGCATATTAGTTTCTCATCTTTTTACGTGATTCTTGCCAAACTTTATCGATTGGCGCACCTCTAAACTGTTCTACAGGAACCATCATTGCTGTTCCCCAGTCAGAAGCAGGGATTAACCGAAATTGAGACTTGACATGTTCTGTCAAATAGTGTTTGATACATGGTTTTGCTGCTCTAAACTTGGCAACACCATTGATCAGTTCGTAAGTATACCGAATTCTTGTCGTCTCATCCATTTTATTGTTGGTTTTAAGCACTTGTAACCTGTTCATCAACATCATTCGCTCTTTCAACGGCAAATAATGAAGGTTTAGCCCTATAAAACCACCTTTCATTCGTTTCCAAGGCAGTACCATTGGAAAAATATCATAATATGGAAGTGTATCCTTGCCTTTTGGGTCGTAAATGAACATATACAACTTTCCAGGAAACACTTTTTGTGTTAAATCTTCTGGCTTGCCTCTTAAAACACGTCTTGGTTGAAGCAAAGAACGATTTCTAATCAGTTTTCTGCGTTCTTGTTCAAACCATGATCTTCCTTTCATCCAAGATGTTTGGAGATCGTAGTCTTGAACCTCAAAAATGTCTTTAATTTGCTTATTATCTGCCATACGACTATTTAGGACTTCAACCCTAAATCGTATTCAGTGATAATCTTGAATTGCCAACCTCTATCAAGTGCATATTCGTTTGCTGCTTTCCATTTGGCTTGATTTTTAATGAATGTAGCAGATTCGACTAAATATCTTTTAGTTCTACGTCCAGGAAACTCAGGTGGCGAACATTGCTTTGATGGTTTTACCTCAATCAAGTAAGTTTTCTTGTTACCACCAGAATCTCGGACTGTAATTTTGAAATCAATGAAGTACCGATGAATTTTATTGTCTGTTGGACAGCGATAGGGGACAATCGTTTCTTCGGAACTCCATTTTACTATATTTGGGTTCATATCACACCATTTTGCGAACTGAGTTTCCCAACTTGATCGCATTATGATGTTAGTATAGTTCCCTACATATTTTTCGGGATTGATGGGTGTATATTTACGTTTGTAATACATCTTCTCTCTTGATAGCATAAATAATTCAAAGGACTGTCCAATATTTAGTTAGAGAACCCATATGGCTTTAGAAATTCCAATTACCCCTGCCGTCTCACGAGGCGAGAACTCACAATACGAAGTCAAAGACTACGTTTACCCTATTGACTTGTTTAACACACAAGCATATGGGGCAAACTATGTTATGTTCTACATTAACGTCAACCAAGATTCTAAAATTGCACGTGAAACTGCTGATAGCGGTTTTGTAGCAGGAGTTGTTCGTGATGCTCGTGGTGAATTGGTTGGCTTGGCAGAACGTAATAACTTATCACGTGGTGAATTGTTTGGAGCAAACGCTGTAGCCAATGTTGGTGGTGCAGTTATCGCTAATGCTTTTGGTATTGGTGGCGCAGGTGCTACTGCTGCTGGACTTGCTACTGTAGGACAAGCTGCACTCGGTGCTTCATCAGGAACATCAACACGTGCTCAGAAACGACTGAAGACTGCGATTGCTATGCATGTTCCAAACCAAATGCAGATTCGTTACGGTATGCAGTGGTCTGAAGAAGAAACACTTTTACTATCAGGTATCCTTGGTGTTGGTAATGAAATCGGTGAAGCACTTTCTGGACAAAGTAACTCGAATCTTATGGGTGAAGCAGGTGGTCTAGCTGCAGCTGCAGCATTGAAGTCTGGTCCAAATGCAGCAGCAAACTCTGCTCTTACTGGTCTTGCTGTCAATCCGAAGAAAGAACAAACCTTCAAAGGAATCAACTACCGAGAATTCTCAATGGAATATCAATTCTTCCCACGTTCACGTGAGGAAGCAGATAATGTCCGTGAAATCATTTATCAATTTAAGTATCACATGCACCCAGAGTTTAAGGACACCAGTTCTTTCCTATATGTTTATCCATCAGAATTTGACATTGCTTACTTTAGTGGTGGTAGTCCAAACCAATCTCTACATAAACACACATCTTGTGTTTTAACTGATATGGCAGTCAACTATACACCAAACGGCAACTTTGCTACCTTTGATGATGCTACTGGTATGCCTGTTCAAATTAACTTAGTTCTATCATTTAGAGAACTTGCTCTTCTCACCAAAGAGAAGATCGAAAAGGGGTACTAATTTATGGCTGATATTTATTTCAAACGATTCCCTAAGATGTTATATGATTTTGAGTTTGATTATGACGCAGTACTAGACAAAGACAAAAGAACAATTAAGCGTGTAACAGATATTACTGCTAATGTTCGTTTCCGCAGGGATGTCCTTTCAAATATTTCTATTTACGATGAGTATGATATCAAAGAAGGTGAAACACCTGAAATAATTGCTGAGAAATTTTATGGAAGTTCTCAGTACCATTGGGTTATCATGTTAGCCAATGATAGGTTTGATTACCGTTCAGATTTCCCATTAACATATCTTGCTCTTGAAGATTATATGGCTTCTAAGTATGATGATCCAGATGGTATTCATCACTACGAAGATGAGAATGGTGTTCAAGTGGATTCTAGTTATGTTGGAGCAACGACAGTTTCAAATCGCCAATATGAAGATAAATTAAACGAATCAAAACGTAGGATAAAAATACCAGCACCAGAGTTGATTGCTAAAATTCTAAAAGACTTCAAAAACGAGATGTAATAAAATATGGCGTTAGATGACGATAAATTAAAGTTCGCTGGCGAAGTCAAGGTTGATAAAATTACAATCTTCACTCCAGCAGGATTTAGTCAAGAAGTTACTGCACAGGTGCAAGCTATTTCAATTTATGAAAGTATACACAAACCTTTCATAGATGGGAATGTTGTAATCAAAGAGTCGCTTGACTTTGCTAACCTGTTTCCATTAACTGGACAGGAGTTTATTCGTTTTGAAATTAGAACTCCAGGACTTGGTGACTTTGGTAAGTTTGATGCTACCTACATGTTATACAAAATGACTGATCGAGAAATACTCGGTGATAAATCTGTAGCATATCAGCTACACTTTATGTCACTTGAAGGTTTGGTTGGTCTTAATAAGAAAGTTTCAAAGCGTTACAATGGCAACATTGGTGATATCGTTAGAGAAATTTTAGAAGATCAAGAAAGTGGTCTTGAAACTTCTAAGAGTGTTACCGTTGAACCAGTTGTGAAGAATCATACCTACGTTTCAAACATGTGGACTCCTGTTGAGAATCTTCAATATCTTACCATGCAGGCAGTAAACAAAGACAATGCTCCATATATGTTATTTGAAAACAGAGATGGATTTAACTTTGTTACACTTGAAGCCATGTATGATGCAGGTGATCCTTACCAATCATTTTCAAAAGATAATTACACTCGTGATGAATTAGGTTCTGGTGCAGACGCTAAAAATCCAAATGAAGATTATAAAAGAATCCTTGACATGGGGATTGAAGTAGGGTATGATTATATTACTCGTCTGAAGTCTGGTTTCTTTGGAAGCAGACAATACAGTTATGATTTGTTCACAAAGAAATACACTGTAAAAGATTTTAATATCTACGAAGAGTTTGACAACAATACAATCAAAACTCTAAACCCATATCCAGCCATGCCACGTGGTGGTGTTAATCGTAATGCTGCTGCTCAAATGACTTATATCAAAATCAGTAATATTTTTGATGACTTCACTGATAACAATGGCGACACCAGTAACTACGATCGTATTCAACGAAGAAAAGCATTGTTGGCAATGGCACAAACAAACGTTTTGAATATCACAGT